GCGGTGCGAACGACCCGCTCGACCCGACGAACGGCTGGGACGTCGTCGTCTGTACCCAGGTGATCCAGTACTGGCCCGACCCCGAGGCCGAGTTGCGCGCGATCCTGCACGCGCTCCGGCCGAAGGGCTGGCTCCTGATGACGGGCCCCGTGAACTGGGAGGAGATCGAGAACGAAGACCTCGTCCGGTTCACGAAGGCCGGGATCGAGAAGCTCCTGAACGACGTCGGCTTCTACGACGTCACGGCCTTCTCGCGCCACGGGATCGAGCTGAACGACATCCAGCTCTCACTCGGCTGGGCCGCGACGGGACGCGCCTCGTGACTGGAGTGCCTCCAAATGGCATTGGAATCCCTCGTCGCAAGAAGTTTGTGACGCGAACGATTAGGCCCGACGGGACTATTCGCCTGTACGGAAAGACACTCTCCTGCAAACGCGACGTTACGCGGTTTGTGGGAGATCGACCGATCTTCGGTTGCTACCTCAATCACAACGGAGAACTGACGGGAGCCTCGCTGTGGGGGCATCCCGATGACGAGTGGCCCGGTCGGTACATCGAGCGGGAGGAACACAACGGGCACGTCGGAGATTACTTCGTCTACCAGTTCTGGCATGTGGACGAACGAAGGACGCGAACAGGTGATGGAGGAGCCCAGTGAACTTGCCGTCGCTCTGGGAAGGGGCCCGGCGGCTGCCGTATTTCTACTCGTACGGCCAGCCCAACGGCGACGCCCGCCGCTCCGTCCTCTGCCCCCAGTGCGCGCTCCAGGTGATCGAGGCCGAGCCCGAGATGCTCCAGGCTCACTACTCCGTCAACCGGACCGTGATGTGTGCGCGCTGCTCGATCGTGATCGGGCCCGCCTCCGATGCCGAGCTGGTCGAGTACGAGTGACGGCCTACGACGTGATCTTCGTTGTCCTCGTCACGCTGACCTTCGTCGTGGCTTGCGTGGCTGCGTGGCTGAACTGGCAGAACATGAAGCTGATCAGGCAGCTCAAGCGTGAGCGGAGGAGGCCGCCGGTGCCGCCCCAGGACGAGTGGTCGGAGTCGCTCAAGTGAACGTCTCGGCTGTCCTCGTGACCCGCGGCGACGTCGACATGCAGCCCGTGATCGACTCGCTGCCGTCCGCCTGGGAGGTCGTGATCTGGGACAACGGCGAGCGCGAGATCACGCGCTCCGACGGCTGGGCCGAGGTCGCGGTCGACGTCTCCGTCGGCGGCCGCTACGTCGCGATCGAGCACGCAAGCCACGACGTGATCTACGTCCAGGACGACGACGTGATCGTCAGCGACCCGCAGGCGATCGTCGACAAGTGGGAGCAGGTGCACGGCAAGGCGTTGCTCTGGGAGCCCGAGCTGAACAACCACGTCGTCTGCAACATGCCGCCCGAGTTCCGTCACGAGTTCTACGACGACCACTCGCTCGTCGGTTTCGGGGCCGCCTTCCAGCGTGACTGCCCCGGGAGCGCGTTCGCGCGCTTCAACCAGCATCGGCTCTGGACGGGCCCCGAGATCGAGCTGTTCCACCGCACCTGCGACATCGTCTTCACGGCCCTGACGCCGCGCGTCCTCGTCGACGTGCCCGTCGAGAACCTCCCGCACGCGACGGGGCCCGACCGGATGTACCGCCAGCCCGAGCATCTCCAGGAGCGCCAGTGGATGCTGGAGATCTGCCGCGAGATTCTCGATGGCTGAGCGCGTCGAGATCCTCTACCTCGCCTGGAACCGTCTCGACTACACCGGCACCTCGTGGCATCACCTGATGGCGAGCACGGAATGGCAGCTCGTCGAGAAGCTGACCGTCTACGACGACGGCTCCGACGACGGCACCCAGGAGTTCCTGCGGGAGCGCGTCGCGGAGTTCGACCGCTGCGACGTCGAGATGCGCGTCACGAACCTCCGCTCCCCGGTCGCGGTGATGAACCACTTCCTCGCGGAGCAGCGGGCCCCGCTGTTCGCGAAGATCGACAACGACATCGCGGTGCCGCCGGGCTGGCTGCGGAAGATGATCAACGTCCTGGAGCGCCACCCCGACGTCGAGCTGCTCGGGATGGAGGCCGGGCGGACGAAGCTCGTCGAGGGCGAGCTGAAGCCGCGGCGCTACGGCGTCGACCCCGCCGACGGCGAGAACTCCCACATCGGGGGCGTCGGCCTGATGCGGACGTCGGCGTTCACGTCGCGGCCGCCGCTGCCGGTGCGCGGCCGCTTCGGGTTCACGGAATGGCAGTGGCGCTACCAGCCGAACCGCGCCTGGATCGAGCCCGACCTGATGGTGCCGCAGCTCGACCGCGTGCCCGTCGAGCCCTACGTCGACTGGCGGGAGACGTACATCGAGGCGGGCTGGCAGCGCGAGTGGCCGCTGATGGAGCGCCCCTGGTGCGACCCCTACTGGGAGTGGATCCTCGACGCCGTCGAGGAGGCCCCCGAGTGAGGATCGCCGGGATCGACCTGTCGTCGTTCGCGATCGACATCGTCCTGATCCCCCAGGTCGGGGAGGGCAAGTTCCAGTGGATCCACGTCGACCTCGGCAAGAAGGGCGATGCCTTCGACCGCTCGCGCCTGGTGCGTGACGCGATGCCCGCCCGCACCCACGAGATCTGGGACGACGTGAACGGGATCGGGATCGAGGAGCCGTTCGGGAAGGGCCAGCTCTCGACGGCCGCCGTCTACCGCGTCCAGGGTGCTGTGATCGGGTGCCTGCCGACGAAGACGCTCCTGCACCCGTGGGCCCCCGCGACGTGGAAGCAGCGGATCGGGATCGGCGGCAACGCGAACAAGATGGACATCCTGACCTGGGCCGTTCATCGGGAGAACCGCCAGCGCCGCTCGTGGGGCTACCCCCAGGACGTCGCGGACGCGCTCGGGATCGCGGTCGCGACCCAGGGCGCTATCTCCGCGTCGAGGCCGACACCGAGGAGACTGGGATGAAGAAGCAGCAACGGATCGTCGAGCTGGAGCGGCTCCTGGAGCGGGCCCGCAGCGATCGGTCGGCGTACATCGAGGCGCTCCGGCGGGCCCTCGCGCCGCAGCTCCAGGAGCTGCCGACCGACCCGGTGCTCGTGCCGCGGGGAGACGGCCACTTCCTGCTCCAGTTGTTCCGCACCGACGGGCAGATCGCGTACTCCTACTTCGTCCCGAAGGACGGCGGCATGGTCGTCGACCTGTTCATTCCCGAGGAGGTGACGGGTTTCATGGTCAGCGCCCCGCCGCCCCCTGTCGTAGAGTCCGGCGCAGAACTCGACGAAGGGAGCGGTGATGTCTGAGATCCTCATCCTGCACAAGATCTCCGAGACGGCCACCACGATCACGCTGGGCTGGGTGCCTCCTCCGGGGGCGATCGGCTACGTCTTCTACCGCGACGGCGCTCGCGTGTCGAACACCTGGGACGGGACGAAGGCTTCGATCAAGATCGAGAAGGCCGCGAAGATCGAGGTCGAGGCCGTCGGCTCGCTCGCGAAGGGCGTGTGGCCGATGCCCGCCCCACCGGCGACCGAGGACTTCACCTGGACGCCGCCGAACCCGAAGGTCAACGAGCCCGTCACGTTCACGGTGATCAACCCCCACGCCGGATTCACCTACGGCTGGGACCGCACCGACGACAAGGTGCCCGAGTTCACCGGCACGAGCTACGTCTACGGCTACCAGGGCGCGGGCCAGAAGAAGATGAACCTGATGCGCGACGGCGTCGTCGTCCGCTCCTACACGTTCGACGTCACCCCGGCCGTCGTGACGCCCCCCGACCCGCCGCCCACACCGGGCGCGGTGCTGAAGCCGACGTACTCGTTCGTGATCACGAAGGGCTTCTACGACGCGAACGACGGGCCGAGCCCGAACTACCAGGCCGGGTGGGCGGGGAAGCAGAACGGCACCTACACGATCGACCGGCTCGCGAACGACAGCTTCTGCGGCGTGATGATGCTGGAGATCGAGGCCGCCTGGAACGACGCCCTCCAGGGCGAGTGGGGACGCATGTGGAACCTGCACAACACGAGCCTGGAGAAAGACCAGGCCGGGTGGGCGACCGCGCCGGGGAACTCCGCCGTCGCGATGGACTACATCGGCGGCAACCTGACCGTCAACGCCGACGACAACCCGACGAAGAACTACACGATCAAGGCGGGACTCCAGAAGGCGAAGCGGCACACGATCGCGACGAAGATGGTGCTGGGACGCAACGACGGCTCGACAGCACGGCCGGGCCGGATCCGCTTCTGGCTCAACGGCGAGCTGATGGTCGACAAGAACAACATCAACACCGTCTGGAAGTTCAGCAACGGCGTCATCCAACGCTGGATGTGGGTCTGGGCTGGCTTCTACTCGCGCAACGTGCAGGCCCCGCTGCCGTTCAAGCTCTCGTTCCCGTTCATGGGCACGACCCCCGGCGGGGCGATGGCGCAGAAGGTCGGCGGCGAGGGCGGCGCATGGGCGCTGTCCACGATCCCGATCCCCGGGGCCGACCACTCGCAGGGCCCCGCGACGTGCGTCCAGATCCCGTCCTGGTCGTCCGACGACGCCGTCCTCCCCGCTGACTGGCTGACGGCGGCATGAAGCCCGCGCCTGCCATCCACACGATCTACGTGCCGCCCGGCTGGTCGCCCGAGCAGGTGTGGGACACGCTGCGCCGCGGCGAGAAAGTCGTGACCGTCGCCGGGCGCGGCTACTGGGTCAACATCGACAGCACCGGCAAGGTCGTGCGGTGAGCAAACCCGGGATCGACCCGATCGTCCTCGCGTACGTCCTCTGCGCGATCAGTGGCGCGCTCGTGGTCGCGCTCGTCGTCGCGGCCCTCTGGTGGGCGTACGGGTGAGCCTGTTCCTCGCCCCCCACAACGACGACGAAACGCTGTTCGGTTCCTTCACGATCCTGGAGCACCAGCCCCACGTCGTCGTCTGCTTCCGCTCCTACAAGCAGGAGCACCTGTACGGGATCACGGCCGCCGCCCGGGAGCTGGAAACCGCGCGTGCGGTGTGGCACCTCGGCACCGGCTGGGAGCAGCTCCACAACCCCGACCACCGGCCCGACCTCGACAAGCTCGTGTTCGACCTCGGTGTCCTCGACCACGAACACGAGCCCGACGTCGTCTGGGCCCCCGCGGTCGAGGAAGGCGGACACGAGCAACACAACATGGTCGGACAGGTCGCGCGCGCACTCTGGGGCGACCGTGTCCGGCCGTACCTCACCTACCGCCGCGGCCACATGCGGAGCCGCGGGATCGAGGTGCCGTTCCAGACCAACTGGGTGCTCCGCAAGCTGCGGGCCCTCGCCTGCTACGAAACACAGATCGGGCTCACGGGCGACTGCCAGCCCTGGTTCATGGACGACACCCTCCGCGAGTACCGGCCATGAAACCCACACGCGCGCGCGCACGCGAAAAGCCCTACCGCAAATACCCGCCCGACCCACCCGACTGGACGATCAAGCCACTGATCGCGCTCACGCTGATCATCGTCCTCGTCGCGGTCGCGATCGAGAGGCTCACATGAACGGCATCCCCCGCGTCTTCCGCGGCAGCCAATCCACCCTCGTGGCCGACAACCGCCACCAGGACATCTTCCGCTTTGAGCACCGCCGCCGCGTCTACTACCGGCGGGCCCGACAACAAGCACGCACCCGGCAGCGCGTCACGAGGATCCGGTGACCCGGCTCGTCGCCAGCATGATCGCCCGCAACGAGAAGCACCGCTACCTCGACGCCGCGATCGCGCACCTCGCCAGCTACTGCGACGCGATCGTGATCCTCGACGACGGCTCCGACGATGGCACCGACATCCTCGACTACGGCCTGACGATGAGGCCCAACGGTGAATGTTCCATCTACGCCGCCCGTGTCGAGACGCCCGAGTTCTACGCCCACGAGGGCCGGGCCCGGCAGAAGCTTCTGGAGCTGACGCTCGACCTCCGCCCCACCCACGTCCTCGCGATCGACGCCGACGAGTTCGTCGCTGACCCCGCGAAGCTCCGCGCCACGATCGAGGAAGACGACGGCCGCGGCGTCGCGGCCTACGGGCTCTGTATGCAGGAGATCTGGCAGGCCGCCGACACCCTCAAAGTACGGATGGACGGAGGCTGGGGCCCCCACGAGGTCGCGTGCCTGTGGAAGGTACCCGACGCGCTCGTGGGGCCCGGCTGGCACATCCGGGACGTCGCGCTCGCCTGCGGCCGCGTGCCCGCCGCCGTCGAGCAGGCAGCCGCGAGGCGCAACGGAAGGAGCACGAACACTGAGATCCTCCACTTCGGCTGGGCCCGCGAACACGAGCGGCAGGAACGCTACGCCCGCTACGCCGAGCACGACGGCGGCCGCTACCACAACAGCCGCCACCTCGACAGCATCATGTGGGCCGACGACCGCGTCCAGCTCTGCGAGCAGGAGTGGCCCGCCGCGCTGATCCCCTACCAGGAGAAGATCCGCTCGTGATCGTGATCGACGTCGGCTGCGCCACCTACGGAGGCGCGCGCTCGATCCCGTACCTGATCGAGGACTACCACCCCGAGGTGCTGGTCGGCTTCGACCCCGCCGTCCGCGTCGCGCGCGGCTACCGGCTCGACAACGTCGACGTGATCGAGCACCCCGTCGCGGCCTGGACGCACGCGGGCAGGGTGCGCTTCCACGTCGAGACGCTGGGCGGCCACGTCGTCGAGGAGGAGACGGGCGGAGTCGAGACGCCGTGCATCGACCTGGCGCACTACATCCACGGCATCGACGACGACCGGATCGTCGTCAAGCTCGACGTCGAGGGCGGCGAATACATCCTCGTGCCGCACCTCGTCGAGCACGACGCCGACCTGAAGCTGGAGGAGATCCTCGTCGAGTGGCACTGCGCCGCCTGCGGGATCGGCGGCAACGGCCGCCACATGGACGACTGCCCCGCTGACCCTGTCGCGTGGGAGCTGCGGCGTGAGAGGATCGAGGGGATGCTGCGCTGTAAGACGGGAGAGTGGAACCGGTGAGCTGGCCCGACGCCTGGGAGTTCGTCCTCCTCGCGCTCGCGGCCTACCGCACGACGAGGCTCGTCGGCTGGGACACGATCCTCGACGGGCCCCGCGACAAGCTGACGAGGCGCGCCACGGCCGCCACGCAGTACAACCGCTACCGCTCCGACCTCGACAAGTTCCTCCACTGCCCCTGGTGCATGGGCTTCTGGGTGACGCTCCTCTGGTGGGGCGCGTGGCAGGCGTGGCCCCACGCGACGCTCGTGGTGGGGACGCCGTTCGCGCTAAACGCGGTCGTGGGGCTCGTGACGAAGAACCTCGACGAGTAGCGTGACCTCCGCCGACCCGTCTATCGTGGGGGCGTCTTTGCCGTCCTTCGTAGAAGGAGAGGAACATGGGTTGTGGCTGTGGGGGAAGCAAGTGGGTGCCGCCGACGGAGGCGAAGGCACCGAGGCAGCGGATCGTGACCGACCCGAACGACCCGGGGAACTTCTGGACGGGGCCCGAGCAGCCCCCCGCCCCGGCCCCTGAGCCCGCAGTCGCAGCACCGGCCGAGGGCTAGCTCGTGGGCCTATTCGGCTCACGTCCGGCGGGCGCGTCCTACCGGGCCCCGACGGGCAGCCTGTACTCGCAACCCGCGCTGACGGCCGCCACGACGAAGGCGACGCCGAAAGCGACGCAGGAGTGGCGGCAACTGATCCAGCCGTGGCAGCTCACGGCCCTCACGTACTACGCGAGCGTGGGGGAGTGCTGGTACGCGGCGCAGTTCTACGCCCGCACCCTGAAGAAGGTCCGCACCTACGCCGCCGTCCGGGACGAGAACGGCGAGATCAAGGAGATCGAGGACAAGGCGCACCCGGCCGTGCAGGCGTGGGACAGGGTGCAGGATCCGGGGGGAGGAGGGCGCGGCCAGCTCCAGGCGTCGTACGGGCAGCTCATGTTCCTGATCGGGGACGGCTACCTCTGCGTCACCGCCGACGACCTCGACCCCGAGGAGGAGCAGTGGGAGTACCTGTCGCCGTCCGAGTTGCGTGCCTACCCGGGGACGCCGCCGACGTTCTCCAGGCTGTCCGCCCCCGGGCTGTCGGCCGAGCAGATGCAGGGCGTCAGCGACGACGACTTCACGCCGCTGACGGGCGCGGGTGGGAAGCAGGCGGCCGTCTACCGGCTGTACCGCAGGCACCCGCAGTTCTCCAAGTGGGCCGACGGCCCGATGCGTGGTGTCCTGAAGCTGTTTGAGGAGCTGGTGCTCCTGGAGCTGGCCGTCGGCGCGAGGGCGAAGTCGAGGGCGGCCGGGCCCGGGATCCTCTACGTGCCGAACGAGCTGTCGTTCGGGGGCGCTGACCACAAGGCCGGGGACGACCCGTCTGTGGATCCGTTCGCGCAGGCGTTCCAGGCGGCCCTGATCGCGCCGATCAAGGACCCGGGGAGCGCGGGTTCGGTGACGCCGTTCATCGTGCGGGGCCCGGCGAAGCTGGGGGACGTGAACGCGAAGGACGCCCTGTTCCACCTTCAGATCCACGACCCGAACGAAACGTACCCCGAGGAGAACCTGCGGACGGAGCTGATCACGCGGATCGCGCAGGGGCTCGACATCCCGGCCGAGGTGCTGACGGGGATGTCGGACGCGAACCACTGGACGGCCTGGCAGATCGACGAGGCGTCCTGGACGGCGCACGTGCAGCCGATGTGTGAGCAGATGTGCGGTGACTTCGGCTCCGCCTACCTGCGGCCGATCTGCAAGCAGGAGGGCGTCGAGGAGTGGAAGGACATCGTTGTCTGGTACGACGCGGCCGAGGTGATCAACCACCCCGACCGCGTCAACGACGCCCGCGAGGTGTTCGACCGCGGCGGCTTGTCCCTCGACGCGATGCGTGAGGTCGCTGGTTTCGACGACGCCGACAAGCCGTCCGAGGACGAGCACAACGAGTGGCTCGCGGTGAAGATGAACGACAAGACGTTCATTTTCGGGCAGCCGGATCCGGCGTCGCTGGGCCCGGATGGGAAGCCGTTGCCGATCGACCCGGAGACGGGCGAGCCGGTGCAGCCCGACGTCGTCGACGAGAACGGCGACCCGGCCGACGTGAAGAAGGGCGTGCCGGGGACGAAGGTCGCGGCGCAGAACGGGAAGGCCGCTGACGTGGCGCTGGCGGCGTCGGCGTCGCTCGCGGCCCTGATCACTGGGGCGGCGGAGCTGGCCGTCGAGCGGACGCGGGAGCTGGCGGGTTCGCGGATCAGGAGCAAGGCGAAGAACTGCCTGCCGTGCCGGGAGCGGATCGACCCCGTGGTGAACTCTCTGGTCGCGTCGGCCCTGGGGCCCGCGGCCGTGCAGGACGTCGCTGGGGGGCTGGCGCTGACGGCGGGGGGCACGGACACGTTCAAGTACGTCCTGGGCCGCTGGGGCGTTCCTGTCGAGACGACGGACAGGCTGGCGCAGCTCGTCGAGCGCCATGCGTCGCAGCATCTCTACGAGGGCCGGGATCCTGGTCTGCCTGACACGTTCGCGGGGTACGTCGAGCGGGTGCTCTGAGTGTCGGCGCTGGTCTGGGATCCGGCGAAGCATCCTCATCGTCCGGCGGGCTCCAGGCAGGGCGGCCAGTGGGCTCCGAAGGAGGGGCGCACGCAGGCGGGCGACAAGCTTCTGGCCCGACTGGTGGGGGAGGGCGGGCCCGAGATGGCGAAGCTTCTGTGGGACGACGACGACCCGCGGTTCGCGATCGCGGAGCAGCTCGACCTCAACAATGCGCCGTCGCTGTCGACGATCGAGCGGGCGAAGCGGGCGGCCTACGAGATGTCGCAGGAGTGGCTGCGGGCGAAGTACCCCGAGGGTGTCGTGACGCTGTACCGGGGCGGGGCGGGCCCGGAGTTTGAGACGCTGCGGGCCTGGACGCCGCACCGGAGCACGGCGAAGTTCTTCGCGCGTGGGGACGAGTCGAGGGTCTTTGAGCGGACGGTGCCGATTGAGCAGGTGCAGGTGGCGCTTCCGGCGCTGCCGGTGCGTCGCTGGGTGGGCCACGACGAGGAGGAGTTCTGGCTCCCCGACGACAGTCTCGTGTCGGCCGCCGTGTGGGATCCCGCGAAGCACCCGCATCGCCCGGCCGGTTCCGAGCAGGGCGGTGAGTGGGCCCCGAAGACGGTGCTCGCACCCGCCCCCGAGGAGGAGCTGTGGGAGCCCGACATCGTCGGCTTCGGCGGCAAGAAGTTCGCGGGGACGTGGAGCAAGGATCCCGACGACCTCGTCTACGACTCGTTTGAGCCGCAGACGACGGGCTCCTACGTGGCCGAGGGCGGGCAGGGGTTCCGGGTCTTCCCGGAGCGGGCGGCTGTCACTGATCGTGGGGGCGTCTGGTGGAAGGCGTCGTACTACGGGCCCACGGACGAGCTGAAGATCTGGACGCCCGACTACATGGGTGGCCCTCACCACATGCACGTCGCGCAGGCGATGGGCTGGGACGACGGCGGTGGGATCCGGGACTTCACGAACCGGATGGACATCATGGGTGCAGGCTCGGGCCCGGGGGCGTCGGCCGAGTTGCAGTGGTTCGACGACGACGCGGTGCTTGACAACAAGGCGAAGGCGCGCCTGCGGGAGGAGCTGTCGAAGCCGTCGATCCAGCGGCAGCTCCGTGTCGCGGAGCAGCTCGCGCGGCATCCCGCAGCGATGGCGGCCGCCGCGGGCCCGGATGGGTTCCAGGGGCGCTGGGAGCGGGCGCAGGAGGACGCGACGGTCTACTACGAGCGGTTGCAGCGGCAGTGGGAGCTGGTGCTCCACCGGGCCCGGAAGGCGATCGTGGCGGCCTACAGGCGCTCCCAGGACGTGATCGTGGCGGCTGACCTTCCGGCGGGGTCGGCGGGGAACGTCGACCCGTCGACGATCGTGATCGGGAAGGTGATCGTCGACCTGACCGCTGATGTCGAGAAGGTGCGGCGAGAGATGCAGCTCGCGGTGCTGGCGGCCCTGGCGGCTGAGGGCGAACCGGCGACCTACTGGGAGCTGCTCGCGCGGACGCTTGAGGTGCAGCTCCAGAACACCGAGGTGGCGCTCCAGGACACGGTGCGGCCGATCCTGGAGGACGCGCTGGCGGAGGGCTGGTCGGTGCCGCAGACGGCTGACGCGCTGAACGCGCAGCTCACGGACTGGGCTCCGTGGCAGGCGACGCGGCTGGCGCGGACGGATCTGATCGCGATCGCGAACGGGACGTCGTTCGCGAACGCCTCGCGGCTGGGGGCGGTGGCTCCGACGTTCAAAACGTGGCTGACGGCCGGGGACGAGAAGGTGAGGCCGACGCATGTCGAGGCGAACCGGCAGACGGTTCCGCTCGACCAGCCGTTCGACGTCGACGGCGTCGCGATGATGTACCCGGGGGATCCGAGTGCGCCTGATGCTTTGACGCAGAACTGCCGGTGCACGCTCGTCTACGGGGAGGGCGCTCACCCCGACTTGCGACATTCCCAGGATGATCTGCTCGCGTTGTCGGCGGCGGTGTGGGATCCGGCGAAGCACCCGCACCGGCCTGCGGGAGATGATCGCGGCGGCGAGTGGGCTCCGAAGCTCGTGCGTGTCACGGACAGGATGGACTGGCCGACTGGCTGGCTCCAGCCCGAGAACGTGCGTGGTCGCGGTGTCTATTTCACGGCTGACGAGACGAACTGGGACACGGGCTGGGGCGAGGACGGTGTCCTCTGGAAGGCTTTGCTCTCTCCCGGAGGCGACGAGATCGCGTTCTGGTTCCCTGACTCGGAGGGGCTCCCTCATCACGAGGCCGTCGCGATGGAGCTGGGCCTGGAATCCGAGGGTCTGGAGATGCCGTCGGGGATCGGTATGCAGGACAGGAGCGGCTGGCGGGACGTCCAGTTGAACCATGCGCGGGACATTCATCGCGAGGAGGAGTTCCACCGTGACCGGCTGGGGCTCGTCGCGGCGGTCTGGGATCCGGCGAAGCACCCGCACGAGCCGGGCGGCAGGCCCGAGGGCGGCCAGTGGGCGAGCACCTACCAGATGGAGAACATCCTCTATGGGACGCCGGAGTGGCGGGCCCTGGGGAAGGGTGCGCGTCAGGAGATGCGTGACGATCCGGATTGGCAGGAGGCTCTCGATGCGCGGGACGGGAAGTACTCGATGGCGCTGGAGGCGTTCAACGAGTCGAACGTCCTGATCGCGCGGCAGCACGGGCAGATCGTGGGTGTCCTCGGTTACACGCTTCTGGAGAATCACGAGACGACCGGGAACCCGTGGATGTGGGGCGGTCATGCTGGTGCGATCAAGGGCGCGGGTCTGCCCTTGTTCAAGGGCGCGATCAAGGTCGCGGCGGCCGGGGGACGCGGCATGACGTTTGAGGGTACGGCGCACTCGGTGGCGCTGTACGACCGGCTCGGTGTCCCTCGTGTCCGTTCGGGCGAGCAGGTGTATCGGTTGACGCCCGAGCAAGTGCAGCTCCTGAGCAAGGATCTGTTCGCGCTGGCGCGGCAGGAGCGCCTCGCGGCGGGGGCGGATCCGTGGGTCGAGCCGGAGCTGGAGTGGCTGACCGCGGCCTTCGACGAGTCGAAGCACCCGAGGCACCCGGTGGGCTCGGAGAGGGGCGGCCAGTTCGCGCGCAAGTTCGACGTCAACGTTGCCGCCGACGTGACGAAACTGATCGAGGGGATGCACGCCGCGAAGGCGGAGCGCGCCGACCTCCTGATGCAGGGGCTGAAGAAGGCGAACGTGGCGCTCGTGGGCGGGATCCGGGTGCAGTCGGTGATGTCGGACTACTACGACCCGTCGGTGCAGGCGATCGTGCTGGAGCACGGCCGCGCCTTCGACAACGGCTTTGAGCCGATCGAACCGGACGAGAAGTGGACGGCGATGGGCGAGTGCTTCGGGAACGCGACCCACATCGCCTGGGAGGGCGAGCATCCGGACTGGTCGTACACGGAGGGCTACGCTTACCCCGAGGTGGGTGACATGTGGATGCAGGTGATCGGGGAGCCGATCCACCACGCCTGGATGGTGACGCCCGAGGGCAAGGTCTACGATCCGACGTGGGGGAACAAGGGCACCGCCTACGTGGGGGTGCCGCTCGACGAGCACTACGTGTACCGGCGGGCGGCGGAGCGCGAGATCTACGGTGCGTTCTCCGACAACGCGCCCGTCGTGCCGCCGGGCCCGGATGACATCGTTGACGTAGGGAGGCCGATCAATGGCTGACACGCTCGTTTCACCTGACGACGTCGAGGTCGAGCCCGACTTCCTCGCGGAGCTGCGTGCCTGGCTGGCGCTGACGGCCGCGGTCTGGGACGAGTCGCTCCACCCGCGCGAGGCGGAGGGCACGAGCATCGGCGGACGGTTCGCGCCGAAGCACGGCTCGACCGGCACCCCGGCGCAGCGGGCAGCGCCGCCGACGACGGCGGTCGAGGCGGGGCGGAGGGTCGCGGCGTCGGTGCTCATGCGCCAGCTCGCGGGGATCGACGCGACGGCCGAGAAGGTGCGGGCCCTGCCGATCCCGGAGGGCGAGTACGCCGGGGAGGCGGTCTACCTGGAGAACGGCGGCGGCTCCTTCAACCGGCTCCCCTCGGGCCGCTACATCATCGACGGGCCGAGGCTGAAGGACGAGGGCTGGGATCCGACGTCGTACGCGACGGCCGACGAGGCGCTCGCGGCGATGCGGGCGAAGCTGTCGAGGCCGGAGCTGGAGGCCGAGGTAGCGAAGAACTGGGGGAAGCGGCTGCGGGGCGGGATCATGGCCGACAAGGATGTGCGGGCGGCGTTCGCGGCCGGTGACGACCGCAACGCGACCTCGACGAGCTACGCGCAGTTCACGAGCACCTGGGGCGTCGACAGGACACCTGTGATCCTCCTCAACGACAAGGGGATGCAGTCGTTCAACAAGGACATCCTGACGAGCGGCTTCTATGACCCTGGCACGGGCGTCGTCTTTATGAACGGCGAGCGGGTGCGGGTCGGTTTCGACTTGATCGAGAAGAACGCCCTGAAGCGTCCTGACGGGAAGCCGTACGACTACGGCACCACGGTTGGCCCGCTGACGCCCGGGGGTGGTTCCGCTGGCGAGAGGATCGACGCCCTGATCCGTCACGAGACGGGACACGCAGCCTGGGCGAACATGCCGCAGAAGTGGCGGGACGAGTTCACGGCGTCCGTCCCTTCCGACTACCGGCAGAGGCTCGGGCTCTCCCGCTACGCCGCTGACGCGAAAGAGGTGTACGAGCAGGACATGAAGTCGGCCGACGCGACGCTGTTCCCGTGGCAGGGCGAGGTGCACTCCGAGGTGCTGGCCGCGACGACGGATCCGTCCTACAACCGGGACGAGTGGCCCGCCTGGGTCAACGACCTGGGCGACCGGATCAAGGCGGCGAAGGCGTGATCCCTGTCCAGTACTGCGCCCGGACGGTCGAGGAGGGCGAGGAACTCGTCCGGGCTCTGCGCGATCATGCGGCGATGCATCCGATGGCCCGCACGATCGAGGAGTCCGACGGCCTGACGGCCGCCTACGCCGAGACGCTCCACCCGCGTGCACCCGCGGGCAGCAAGGGCGGTGGCCGCTGGATCGTGAAGGGCACCCTGGGCTCGTCCGACTTCCTCGCGAAGGACGGCACGGTGTACCGGGTGCCGACGGACGCACCGGCGGACGCGAACGGGAACCCGATGGGTGCGCGCTGGGAGTCGAGCGAGGCGCACTGGGACACCTACCGCGAGATGCCGGGGACGCTCCAGAAGGAAGCGACCGACAACCTGGGGCCGCAGGGCCCGGCGACGCTCGACGACCAGATCGACGCGATCCCGGAGGGGGGCGAGGGGCCCGTGGGGCTCGACGTGATCCGGCGTGAGGACGGCCGCTTCAAGCTGATGTCCGTCGACCACAGCGCGTCCCCGGGGCGGCCGAACTTGTACGCGATGAAGGAGGGGACGCGGGACGAGATCCTGGGGCTCGCGAAGGAGCGGCACGCGCAGGCGCGCGACTCGGGCGAGACGATGATCGAGGGGCTCGACACGAAGGGCCGCGTGACGCTGTCGATGGAGCGGGTGCCGAACGCCTGGGCCGTCGACGAGGGCTACGCCGACTTCGTCAAGAAGCCGCTGCGGGGAGGCTACGGCGACGTGGGTGGCCGGTCGGCCGTGGGCCTGAAGGACAACCCGTGGGGGATCAAGTGGAAGCCGGGGGTCAATCCCGAGGCTGTCCTCGTGCACTGGCGCGGCGGTGTGCGGCCGCCTGCGAACTTCGTGCCGGGCGAGGAGGGCTTCGACCAGTTCGCCTACGGCACCAGGCAGGGCACGAAGGGCCTGACGAGCAAGGCGAAGCGCGAGGCCGAGGTGCGGCGGATCATGGGCCTGAACGCGAGCCTGGTCGCGGCAGGGTTCGTCTTTGAGCCGCTGACGCTCGACTTCCTGACGGCCGCCTTCGACGAGTCGAAGCACCCGCGGAACCCCGCGAAGGGACGCAACCGGCAGCGCGACCCCGACGAGGGTGGACGGTTCGCGTCGCACAAGGGCGGCGGGCCCGGCAAGGATGATGGGGAGAAGAAGGGCGAGCGCACGGTCGAGGAGATCCTCGACGGCCACCCGGACACGCAGCAGAAGTGGAAGCCGGGCGGGAAGATGGAGAACGGCGAGTACGTCGGCGGCGAGTGGGAGATGGAGCGCGTCACCGACGTCCACGTTCCCTGGATCGCGCATCACCTCGACGAGGGCGCTCCCGTCGACGGGCAGCCGACGGCGTTGTTCATGGCGGGGGGCGGCGGTTCTGGCAAGGGGACGGTGCGGAAGGAGACGATCGCGGTCCCCGATCACTCCGTCGTCGTCGACGCCGACGAGTTCAAGTACAAGACCCCCGAGTTCAAGGAGGCCGTCGCGGCCGGGCACATCGAGCAGGCGGCAGGGATCGTGCACGAGGAGTCGTCGGAGGTCGCGAAGTCCCTCCAGAAGCAGGCGATCAAGATGAACTCCAACATCGTCGTCGACGGCACCGGCAACAACGGGCCCGACAAGTTCATGCGGAAGCTGAACGAGGCCCGCGACGCCGGATACCGCGTCGAGGTCGCGCTCGTCGACATCCCGACGGAGGTGGCCGTCGACCGGGCCCTGATTCGCGCCAACGACCCGAAGTCGGAGTCGTACGGTCGGCTGCCCGACCTGAACGTCCTCCGTCAGGCGCACCGGCAGGTGACGATCAACCATCTCGACTGGCGCGAGAAGGTTGACGACTGGCAGGTTTGGGCGAATGACTCTAGGGAGACAAGGCGGGTGATCGCGTATCGGGAGGGCGGCGGCCCGATCGTGGTCGTTGACCCCGACCGGTATGACCAGATGTTGACGAAGGCGGGTGGGTGATGGCCGAGAAGAAGCTGGAGCCGTGGCAGACGCTGGGCCCCGACGGGAAGGTGTACGGGCTGGAGCCGGTGTCCGACTGGACGGACTGGGCGTTTGAGCCGACCGACATCCCCGACATCGACGACCTGAGCGACGAGCAGCTCAAGCGGGCGGCGAAGAAGCAGAAGGAGATGTGGGGGTAGGGCGCTGTCCGGCACCAGTCCTACCCTTCCCGCATGGACGTGATCGAGCAGATCCTGGAGGAGCGCGCAGCTCTCACGGCCGCCGCGGCTGGTGTGGCTCCGCTCGCGCCCCCGGCTGACTGGTTCGCGATGGAGGAGCCGGACGAGCCGACTCCGATGACCGTCGACGACGACGGCCGAGTTTACGGCCACGCGGCGCTGTGGCCGACGTGCCACACGGGTTTCATGGGCAAGTGCGTGCAGCCGCCGAAGTCGAACTCGGGCTACGCCTATTTCCATCTCGGTGAGGTGCTGACGGCCGAGGGCGATCGCGTCCATGTCGGCAAGATCACGATGGACACGGGTCACGCGAACATCCAGGCTGGGGCGCAGGCCGCTCTCTCGCACTACGACAATACGGGGACGACGGCCGCGTACGTGCGGGCCCGTGACGGTAAGCACGGGATCTGGGTGTCGGGGGCTGTGCGGCCCGACGCCCCGGCTGAGAAGGCCGCGGCGCTGCGGGGCTCGTCGGTATCGGGTGACTGGAGGCGGCCGCGCCCCGGCTCGCCGCTGGAGATGATCGGCTTGCTGGCCGTCAACGTGCCCGGCTTCCCGGTCCCGAGGACGCAGGCTATGACGGCGTCGGGCGAGCTGATCGAGGACGCCGAGAACGAGATCTACGAGGAGGAGGAGATGTTCGCGATGACGGCCGCGGGTGTGCCGGAGCCGGTCGTCATGTCGGACGAGCAGATCGCGCGGCGGCTCGACATCCTGGCGGCGCGGGCGAACGGGCTCGACTTCCTGGCTGACCTCGTGTTCCGGCCGGAGGAGCTGGCGATGCGGGCCCTGTCGGCGGCGACGGGGAAGCCGATGGTCAAGTGCGGCTCGTGCTCCAAGATGGTCGCGGACGGTCGCAAGTGCTCCGAGTGCGGCGACCCGGTGCATCCCTCGACGATGGATAAGACCCCGGCGGCCTACAAGAAGAAGGCCGTGACGGCATCGGGCTTCGACCCGACGAAACACCCTCGTGAGCCCAGCGGTTCCCGCGCCGGGGGCCGGTGGGCGTTCAAGACAGGCGACAGGGTGATCCGCACACACGACAAGACGGCCGCCCCCCGGCGGGGCACCGTCGTCGACACGTTGCACGGCGGCACGAAGGACGAGCGGGCCCAGGTGAAGTGGGACGGGCAGACGACGCTGGGCGGCTACTACAGCAAGGGCGAGCTGTCGGCGGCGAAGCCGATTATGACGCCGTTGCAGGAGTACTACCCGCCGGAGCAGGGCGGCCACGCTCGCGGCTGGGGGCTGGGGCCCGAGTACAAGATGAAGGAGGACCAGATCGTCGGGCGGCCCGGCGGTGTGCAACCGGCGGCGACGCGAGACATCCGGGGCCCGAAGCCGGGCGACTACGAGGGGCAGGCGCGGGCGGCGGAGCAGTCGGCGGCACAGAACCGGCAGCGGGCGTCGGAGCTGCGCCAGCAGGGCAACCACGAGCACGCCCAGGACTACGAGACGGCGGCGGAGCGGGCCGACAAGCGGGCGGCCGAGATACGGGCGAGGATCGAGAAGCCGGTCGTGTCGAGGAGCCGCGGCAAGGTCCGTAAGTCCGGTCTGTGATCTCGCTCGCGCTCCAGTACCACCCCTCGCGCGCGCACCTGCTCCACCGGACGGCTCACCTCGACATCGAGGTCGTCGCGGATCCCGAGCCCGACTCGCACCCGTCGCCGTGGCGCACCTACCGGCACTGCCTGGAGACGATGCCCGCCGACTGTTCGCACCGGGTCGTGCTCCAGGACGACGCGGAGGTCTGTGATGACTTTGAGCTGGTGCTCGGGCAGGCGCTCCGGGCGAGGCCCGACGACCTCGTGGTGCTGTTCGTGCCGACGACCCACCGGGTCGGGTCGCGGGCGGTGCTGGAGGCGTGCGGCCGCGACCGGGGCTGGGCGGAGCTGCCGGTGACGGGGAACTTCTGGCTGCCGGTCGTGGGCGTCGCGTGGCCGCGCCAGCTCGCGCTCGGCTTCCTCGCGTGGGCGGACGAGGTCGGCTTCGCGGACATTCCGCGGCACCGTTCGGACGACGCGATCGCGGGCCGGTTCTGTGTCGGCAATCAGGTGCGGCCGTGGGCGACGGTCGGGTCGCTCGTCGAGCACCCGGACGTCGACGAGTCGCTGATCGAGAACTCGCATTCGATCAAGCGGCGGGCGGCGTGCTTCGCTGGCCGGTCGGCGCTCCAGATCGACTGGGCCACGTAGTTCCCGTCCGGCTGTCCTGGCACGCTGGGCTCTCCTTATCTTCTACGTCAGGAGCGTCGAGCCCCGAACCCGGATGACCGCCACACTCGGCCCCCTCCGAGTCTGGTTTGCCTTGAGACGTTGCGGCGGGTGCGCCCGAGAGGCGCACCCGCTTCTTTGTTCGGGGGGACGGTGGTCCGGATCCGCGAGAGGCAGTCCTTCTGGACGAGCACCCGATCGTGATGTCGTCGCCTGCGGTCATCGGCCTGCGGGTCGTCCCCCCTGAGCGGCCGCTCTGTGAAGTACAAGGCGGGCTCCGCCGGGCGGTGTAAGAAACCGGGGCGCAGCTCGTGACTTCTGGGTGAAGGGTGGACGGCGGCGTGTGGGTGAGAAGCTGACTTCGACGGCGAACCAACCCCGGCTGGATCACCCTTCACAAACCCGGGTTTTCGAGTACAATGAGAGTGGAAGGAAAAGGAGCGTCGACCTCGGTCGGCGGGTGCCTCACCGGGGGCCACTCCTCCAGGCAGGGTGCGTCGGGAGACGCCGCGCAGGGCAGCGTAACGCCCGGAGGGGCCCGGTGATCGGGGTTGCGAGTCCCCGGGGCCGAGGTGGGCGCTCCAGAGAGGACAGAGATGAAGGTCAAGCACAAGGCGACGCAGGCCGCGACCGACAGGCGGAACGCGCACGTCGCCGCGATGGCCGCGAACCAGGGCGTCACGGTCGCCCAGGTCTACAAGGTCGTCGCGTCGGTCGCGGCGCGCCGGGGGGTGGACGCGACGTGAGCTGGGTCCGCGTCCACGGCGGCCAGCACTTCTGCCAGCTCTGCGGCGTGTTCGCTGCCGCGACTCGGGTCGCTCCGTTCTGGCTCCGGTACGTGTCTTCGACGACGGCCGACCGGGCGGTGTGCGACGACTGTCACGAGGGGAGGTGAGGACGATGTATCAGGAGGAGCGAGAGGCGTTGGAGTACGACCGGGAGCTGAAGTGGCTGGAGGCTGACAAGCGCAAGAACGGTGTCTGGGGCTCGTGCAACGGCGGGCCGGGCGATC